GTCGCGTGTTCGTTTCTCTGGCGTATCGACTCCTGCAACGCGGACTCTCTCTTTCTTATAAAGATCAAAACCCAGGTCAATAGTGACATCAATTGTATCTCCGTCAAGGACTCTGTTGATCTCGATCACTCGGAAGTTGTAGCAACTCTTCCGACTCGGGGGTGTCATGGCTCCCATCTTCTAACTCCTTATATGATAACTGTAATATATATGTAACATAATAGAGAACACCCAAAAGGAGTATCATCAAAGATATGATGACACTCCATGTTGGATCATTAATATCATTCAATGGACGAAGGAGGAGGTTCATTATGCCAATCTAGCTTTATTCCTTTATATCTAGGGTTGGTCTTTACCTCATGCTGTATCATTTCACCTAACTCGTCAGCACATGCACACCATTTTATTCGTGCGTCATGTGCTCCCAATGCTTTTTTAAATATAACCTATACCATTCGTGCCACAATTTAGCACACTCATCACTTTTCTTATTGAGGTGCTCTTCTCTATACATTATGGGTTATTTGGATCTAAACCTAAACTGATAAGATAATCAATCCACCATTGTGGTTGATGTTTTTTCCAATTAGGAACTGGGCGCTCATGAAGCGAATACCACTCTATAATCGCTTCATCGATAGTCTGTGCGATCTCCATATTCCTCTTCCTCTTCGTCAACATCTGCATATGCATTTGCCACATAAGGTCCTCGTTCTCGTTGAGGTTCTTGTCTGACATAATCTGCCTCGGCATTAACAGCTTCTACCCATACAGCAAGTTTCATTACAATGAAAATAATAATCAGTGGTGTAAAGCAACCAACTAAAATTATTGAATTCATTTATGGCTCCTATAAAAAGGTTCCCAGTGCTCCCAATTATATTTATGAATTGCCCATATTCCAGCAATAGGAACAACAATCAATAGTGTTGCTAGAAACCCCAAACTGTATGAGTTTTCCATTGTATGCCTAACAATAATTTTTATACTTTCCATGTCTCCCAAGGGTCTGAATTGTGGATACAAGATTTTGGATGTGCCCAATTTTTCTGTTCAATTTTATTCATTAATTCATAGAGAGCATTTGACTGCCCAATAGATTCTCTCTCAAGATAGGCAATACGATCTTTGAGATTGAGAATCTCCTCTTTCAGTCTTGTAATTTCATGTTCCATAAATTTCTAAAATAAACATCTACTTCATTTAGACACTCAAGTGGAGGGGGTATTGATTGTTTTGCCCAATCAATACATAATTGAAGCATGTCTGAAGTAACTTTGTCAACTCCATACATTCTGGAGAAAGATGATGCTGCAAAATGAAACCGCTGTCTAGTGTGCGGTTCCATTTCCCTTATAGTGTTCGGATTCATAGTAGTGCCCCTTCTTTGAACCGAAGTAAATCGTACTTAAAATAAAAGGCACTGCAAGAATTAGCAGTGCCCGTCCAAATAAATCTTCCATGTTTTTTTGTTAGGAATGTTTGCTGTAGTTGAATTTAATACAAACCATTCTGATGCTGTGGAGTGAACCACATATTGTCTATCGTCTATTATAACGATATACTTTTTCATGGGTTATGATCTTTAGTATCTTTGATCTTATTATAGACCCAAACGCCAAGAGCGCCAGCGCCTACACCAACAATGCAACAAATAATCATATGTCCTAGGTGATGGTGCATTAGAGATTCTCTTCTTGCTCAGTCAGGATAACACAGTCGCTGGTGGGATATGCCACGCAAGTCAGCACCCAACCTTCTTCGACTTGATCATCATCAAGGAACGATTGCTCCTCATTGTCTACGGTGCCAGAGATGAGTTTCCCTGCACAAGCACTACAAGCGCCTGCTTTGCACGACGAAGGGAGGTCAATGCCTGCCTCTTCTGCTGCTTCAAGAATGTACTGATCCTCAGCACATTCAATTGTGTTTTCAGTTCCATCGGGGGAGCGGAGAGTAACGTTGAATGCCATAGTTAGTTTACGTGAATAGTGCCAATCATGCCCGCACCTTTATGTGGAGCACACCAGTAAGTATAATCACCTACTTCAGGAAAGTCAATAGTAAAGTCTTCACCTGGTAACATTGCCAAACCTTCATGAGAAAGTTCAGGATGATCTTCCACTACAACATTATGTGGTGGAAGCATATTATTAACAAAGTGAATTGATTCACCAGCAGAAATTGTAACCTCTGCAGGATCAAATACTAGATTACCATTGGATCCCATTTGGACATCTACTGCCCAAGCAGGTAAAGCAAAAAATAGTGTAGCGAGAAGTGAGAAGAAGAACTTCATAAAACTTATTCGACTACACTATCTAGTTTTGTTATGAGTATTATTACGCAGTATTATCAGTGATCCCTAACTTTTGGGTTCTACTGCAGATACTACTGGTAATTCTTCTTTTTTCTTTGATTGTTCTTGTGTTGGTTTTTGATTACCACCACCTGCTTTAGCGGGACTCAACCCAAACGCAGCTAAAGATCCAGAGAAAACGGATGCAATAAAAGTGGGATCAAAGTCAAGAATTTTTTGACCATTTGGAAGACGCACATAACTAAACGTCAACAAAGATGCAGACCAAATAAGAACTACAACCTTAACTAAATTACCTAGTACTTCACTTTTGTCTTCATGTTCAGCATCCTCAACTTTTTTATTTTTTGGAGTTAACATGAATAAAAAGTAACTGTACTATTTATTTTTTTGATCCTCTTCAAGGAGATAGGTTTTGTATAGGTAGTAGGCTTCTAATAGTTTTCCACGTTCGTTTAGTTCACGAATCTTTTTTAGTATTTTTACCTTGAACCCTGCGCCAGTATCCTTACGCATTTTCTTGGTTTTTATAAGACAAGATATTTATTCTCCAATGTACTGGAGATACATAATTTCTTGAGGGTTTCCAAACTCATTGATCCATTCCCTAAGTTCCTGATTGAGAGCGTAGGCATCGTCATAACGTTCTTCTTGACATAGCGTATGAATACGATCAATGTAATATTCAGCGGTGCCAGTACAAGCAATCTCAAGTTTGTTCATGGAAGTAATCTTTGCGGTAGTACCGTCCGAGGATGTTACTATTATAGTACGCGGGGGTCCCGTCGTCAAGCGATTCGGTCAATACGTTATGCAAAAAAAGTTGACGGGTCTCTTCGTAGTTTACCCGTCCTGGAGTGGTATGGAGAGAGAGGATTTCTCTAGTAAAAGCGTCCCGTCCATAGAGTTTAATATCCGCCTTAAGTTCATCAGAACTTCCGTAGTAGAGTTTCCAGTTACTTTCACTCGTAACTCTTCTCCGCTTGGTAGTTTTACTAGTACTTCTAGGCTTTCGTTTTTGCCAGAAATACTTTCTTCCGATGTACGAACGGTTGGTGGTGCTACAGGTAATCTTGTAAACAAAACCATAGTTGTCCCCAATAAGGCTCCCGTCAAAATCGGCGCCCATATACTGCCAGGGATTTGAATACTCTTTATCTTTTGCCACATGTACATAGTATTACCTCAGAATATTTATTCAGTCCCACGGATCTGGTATTTGAACCTTAGAGCGTTCAGTATCCATGCTTCTGCTAGACTTTTTGGACCGTGCATCAGAACCCGAACCTGAGTTTCTGTCAGGTTCGGATTTGATAGTGCTCGGACCTTCCAACCACTCCCAGAATTTGCGGTCACAGCTGGAAACCAGCGAACGTATCCTTTTTAACATCTTGTTTGATTCCACCAACCACATATGATTCAACCTCAGTCTCCTGAGGGGCGACCTGAAGACCTTTAGAAGAGATCCAATGCTCGGTCCATGGCAGAGGATTGTTCTTAGCAGCAATATCATAGGCAGGTTTCAAACCAATTGATTTCATTCTGCGGTTTGCAACCCACTCAACATATTGCTGAAGAAGTTTTTCATTGAGACCAATCATCGTCCCATCTTTGAATAGATAATCTGCCCACTTCTTCTCCTCATTAACAGCACGATCAAACATAGTGTAGGTCCACTGTTCTTCCTCTCTCATAATCTCTCTCATTTCTGGGTCGTCCCCTTCTCTCCACTTCTTGAGAATGTTTTGAGTGATTGCAAGATGCTGGTTTTCGTCTCTGGCGATGAGAGAGACAATTTTAGCGGATCCTTCCATAAGCTTGAGTTCACCAAACGCAAATGAGCAAGCGAACGAGACATAAAACCTGATACCTTCGAGAATGTTGACATTTGCAATTGCACGATAAAGTTTACGCTTTAGTTCTACACGTTCATATTTACCACCGATATGACCCTCAGTGGCAAGTTCCCACATAGAAGTATTATCATACTGATGGGCAGCATTGATAAACTCATTGTAAGAACCAGTTACTGTCTCGGCTCTCTCAAGAATCTTTTCATCCCTAATGATAGTATCAAATACTTCAGAGGGATCAGCATAGACATTCTTGATAATATAGGTGTACGAACGACTGTGGATCATCTCCATGAATCCCCAGATCTCCATACATGCTTCTAATTCAGGTAGGCTACAGTAAGGAATAAAAGCCATCCCAGGAGCACGCCCTTGAACGGAGTCAAGCATAATCTGATACTTGAGGTTAGAGGTATAGATATGCTTTTGTTCAGGACGAAGTGTTTGATAATCTCCACGATCTTTCTGTAGTGAAACTTCTTCAGGTCTCCAGAAGTACCCTAACTGTTGATTGGTTAATTTTTCAAAGATTGGATACTTGGATCCATCATATCTTTGAATCCCTAATGGAGCACCAAAAAACATGGGTTGTTTCTTGGTGTCCACTGGGTTGGGATTGAAAACAGTCATGCCTTCTAACTGTTTCTTTTGAGAAGTTGTTTGGAATTTCATCTGTGCTAGGTAACGTTTAGATTTTACAAGATTCGCAATCTTCTTCTGACTGCTCCATTTCATCAATCAATGTTTGAAGTTCTGACTTCTCATCAGTAACTTCATCGTTCTTCATGTCATGGGTGTTCTGGTAATATGAGGTCTTCCAACCGTACTTATATGTAGTCAAAAGATCATTTGCCATCACAGAAATAGGAACCTCATTATCTGGGTACTGCTCAGGATTATAACTCCAATTACCTGAGATTGCTTGATCAAAGAACTTTTGCATCACTGCAACTACCTTGATGTATCCCTCATTCGATTCCATATCCCAGAGAAGGGTGTAGTTATTTTTGAGAGAATTGAACTGAGGAACAATCTGTTTGAGTGGTCCTTTCTTGCTCTTTTTAATGGACAGGTAGTCTCTAGGAGGTTCGATTCCGTTTGTGGCATTTGACACAACGGAACTGCTCTCTGAAGGCATCTGTGCGGACAATGTGCTGTGTCTGAGACCGTGCTCCAGGATAGAGTGTCTAAGACTCTCCCAATCATAGTTCAGTTCGTTCGGTACAATTTCATCTACATCCTTCTTGTAAGTGTCAATGGGAAGGATACCATCTGCATACTTAGTGCGACCAAAGTCAGCACACCATCCTTTCTCTTTTGCTAGTTCATTAGATGATTTTAGGAGATAGTATTGGAATGCTTCTGTAAGGTCGTGGACCGCCTTGTGTGCCTCTGTATCATCGTATTTGTAACCCTGACGTGCAAGGTAGTGGGCAAGACCAATAAACCCGATTCCAAGCGATCTACGTGCCTTTGTAGCACGTTCTGCAGCTGCCACTGGATAGGACTGATAGTCAATCAATTCTTCCAGACCACGAACAGCAAGGTCACAAAGTTCTTCCAGTTCATCCAACTTATGAATCTTACCTACATTAATTGCAGACAAGATACAAAGAGCGATCTCACCAAGGGTATCATCGATAGACTGGATAGGATCTGTGGGGAGAGTAATCTCCTGACACAGGTTAGACATACTCACCTTATCCTTGAACGATGAGTGAGAGTTACAGTGGTCGATGTTCATGATATATAAGCGACCAGTCTCTGCTCTCTCTTTCAGAATATTGAGAAATAATTCTTGAGCTCCGACAGTCTTTCTCGGAATAGAGTCATCTCGTTCAGCAGCCAGATACATGTCGTCAAATCGATCAGTACCAAAAGCATCAAACAGACCAGGAACGTCGTGTGGAGAGAAGAGAGTGATCTCTCCTCCTTGGAGGAATCGTTCATAGAACAACTTAGAAATTTGGATAGAATAATCTAACTTACGAACACGATTGTCTTCAGACCCTTTGTTGTTCTTCAGGACAATGATGTCTTCGATTTCTTGGTGCCAGATTGGGAAGTGGACAGTCGCTGATCCACCTCGGATGCCATTCTGAGTGCAGCATCTGACAGTTGCTTCAAACTTTTTGAGGAAAGGGACAACGCCTGTGTGCTGAACTTCTCCGCCTCTGATTTTAGCGTTGATGCCACGGATTCTGCCTGCGTTGATACCGATGCCCGCCCTTTGTGCAACGTAGTAGCCAATTGCCATATCAGAGCTAAAGATAGAATCGAGGGTGTCATCAACATCAACAAGAACACAGCTAGCAAATTGTCGAAGTGGAGTTCGCACTCCCGCCATGATAGGTGTGGGAATGTTGAT